AATTCAAGCGCCACAAGTGAATATGGACAAAAACTTACTCTCATAAATCTTGACTACACTGTTTCTTGTTCTGCAGCCACTACATCTAATATTACTCTTACTGGCGCACAAACAATAGATGGAGTTGCAGTTGTTGTTGGAGATAAAGTATTAGTCAAAAATCAATCTACAGCATCACAAAATGGTGTTTATACTGTAGCATCTGGATCTTGGACTAGACACTCTTCTTTAGATGTATCTTCTGATTATTCAAATAACTTTGTTGTTTATGTAAGCTCTGGAACAACTAATCAAAAAACATTATGGCTGGGTGCTGTATCATCAACTAACTTTACCTTAGGCTCATCAAATCTTTATTTCCAAGATGCATTCCAGCAATGTATCAAAGTTAGTACTGGAAATGGAATTATTGATAAGTATGCTGCAAAAACAGAGAAGCCACATTATTTTAGACAGACAATAAACAATACATTCTATGCCTGGGCTGAATCTGGAATTTCAACTTTATCTGACGAAATTTGTAATATCACTTGTCCTACTCTGCCTGATTCAAAATACAACACATATTCTAATGCTGTTTATTTAGCTACTATTATTTACAAAGCTGATTCAACTTACACAGATTTTAGTATAGTTTCTGAAATTATTTTTGAAGAAAGAAGAAATCAGATAAATGAAACTACTGGAGAATTTCAAAGACAACTCCAATTGTCTTATCTCAAACATAAACATCTTGGAGAACTTAATACACCAGAAAAGATAGATCTTGGAAATTATCTTGTACTTACAGCTTCAAACAATGATGGAAGCTTGACATACGATAATACAAATATTTTTATATTGAAGAAATCAGACGGCACAATTTTTTTTGATACTCTTTCTTCTTATGGCACACCAATTGTAAAACTTGATGGTGTAACTTTATCTTCATCTGATTACACAATAAGCGATACAAATAAACTATATATGCTTCAAGGAATTAAATCCACCTCGAAATTAAAAGTTTATTTACCTTATGCTACAGACAAAACTTTAGTTGCTATCAATGCAAGCCAAGCTTTGTTGACAACCTCACTTACTCTTAATAGTTTTATTAGTTTGAGTGATGGAACAATATATCAATACACTGATGCTTCTGGAATTGTTACTGATAAATATTCTTATTTTTCTTGGACAGATTTTCAATACGATACTGCAAAAGTTTATTTATCTGACACATTGATTGATCCAGTAAATTATGAAATAAATCCTTATTCTGGAACAGTTCTACTTAAAAGTTCTATACCAAATTATAATCAATATACTTTTAGTGACCTTAGAGTTGTAATCAAAGCTCGTAAAGAAGAAATACAAAATTCAATTTCAAATGAATTTATTAAGAATATTTCTGCAAATAGCATTTCAACTGGCAAGATATCGATTAACAACTTAAAGATAAACCATTACAGCGAAAATAGATACAAAGAAACCTTAACTTTTACGCCTGATAAATTTTTAGTTACAGGAATAGGAAAATCTTATCTTTATCCTCAAAACATAAATTCTGCAATACAATACAATGATGAAATCACAGCTTTTTATAAGAGCTCAAACATTTTCTCTAGTTTGAACTTAATTTATGCTGCATCCTCCAGAGGTTTATTCACATTTAATCTAAGTAGTAATACAGCACAATCCTCAAACTGGCAAAATGATTATGGAAAAATAATTTCACTTGAAGATAATATAATTCATCCTATAAATGAAAATTATTACAAAAATATTTATGCTTTCACTTCATTAGGCAAAGTTTATTACAATAACATTAACAATGTATGGAACGAGCTTAAACTTCCAACAACTGAAAGCGGAATTGCAAAAACTTTAAGTGCATTCAAGATTTCTTCTGACAAAACTGCTGATGGATCATATCAAACTTATCAATATGGTTTGACAAGTGACAAAGTTTATTACAGCATAATTCCAGACAATACGGCATATCAAAATTGGAATTGGAGTGAAATTTCTAGCTTCTATGATAGCGCTGGAACTGCAATAACAAATATTTACAATCTGTCTGGAATTGAAGAAGTATCAACACAAAAGACTACATATGTCCAAAATGCGCCAGATGATATTACAATTCAAAGGGCATTGTATGTTGGAGCAATTGGAACTAGCACAAAGGGACTTTACTACGGAGACTTTAGCCAATTATCGCAAATATTTAACGAGCCAGTAAAGGGAATTTATTGGATCAAAGATGGAGCATACAAAAATAATATTATCTGGTGGAATGATTATCAAGCATTTATCACTCACACAGCAAAATATTATGATGATGCTACAGGTAAGTACTGGTCTCTTCCATTGTCACAATCTACTACTTCTTTTAGTAATGCTTTATGTGCTACTACTGCGAATATATCACTAACTGGAACACAAACAATTGATGGTATATCTGTAAGTGCTGGCAATGTTGTTTTAGTCAAGAACCAAACAACTAAATCAGAGAATGGAATTTACATTGCTTCTTCTGGGAGCTGGACAAGATCTACTGAATTAGATGTAAACGCAGAATTTATCAATTGGAAAAAAGTTTATGTCTCAAATGGAACAATCAATGGTGATAGCTCTTGGTACCTGGTAGTAGACGATGCATTCAACTTTGGAACTTCTGATGTTGTATGGGAAGTTCAAAGGCTTAAGATATATCAGAATTCAACTCCTTCTGGCGCTGGATCAAGTTCTGTTATCAATTGTGTTGCTCAAAGAAATTCTACTTCATTCCCGACTGATTATTTCATTGGACACTCAAATGGTGTAGCGAGAGTTCAAGAAGCATCTTTAGGAACATCAGCAGCATATTCTGAATTGTTCTGGGAGCCTATATATCAAGGGTCAGTCAATGCTTTATATAGTTTTGACGATGGATCAAACTTTGGAAAACTTTATGTTGGTACAAATAATGGAATTTTCATAAGCTCTGAACTTTTATGGCAAGATGTCAATGTTTCCAGCACAGTTTCTTTAAATTATAGTTGGAAGAGAGCAAATGACACATTTATAGAAAACGAAACAGAATTTGCAGTTTTTGATAAAGACTATAATCAACTAACTAATTTTACTCTCAATTATCCTTATCAGATGGTTGCTATTGGGTCTTCTTATATTCCAGGTAATCAATTGTTTTATGAGAGATCTTTCAATACTTTCACAACAAACTCTTGGAATGACACACAAACTGATAGTACAAGATTGTTTACTTATATTAACGATGCTCCAAATACAATTCCATTCTATTCTAATGCTTCTGAAGGCAAAATTACTTTTACTCAATCAGTACTCAAAAAAGATATTGATAACGTAAAGCTTTCTGTTGTAAATGATTTTCCAACAATATCAGATGCTGGAACAAAACCACATTCTTCTACTTATGTCCCTCTATATAAGACAAAAAATCCTATTGCATTATTGGCAAAATCAAATTCTAATACAGATACTAAAATTTATGTAAATCAAGATATCAGCAACTACACATTGATTGAATTAAAGAGTGGAAATAAGTATGAAATTGCCGTTGTAAAATCAATTGATAATACATCTTACCCTACAGAAATTTCTTTATCTGTAGCAAGACTAACAAGCACAACCACTTTTGATGTTGGTACTGAAGTTTACGGAATTAAAAATGAAATTGTATCTGGATTGGAAGACGATCTTTATCTTGCAATTTCTAATCAAACATATAATTTAGCTTCTGAAAACAATAGCAATCTCCAAGAGTTAGCAAGAAAAATTAAATCTGCAAATTCTTCAATATTTGATTTTACTGCGCCTTCTATTTCACAAACTGATACTAGAGGATTGAAGAATACTTTATTAGTTGATAATTTTATAAATAATTCAAACTTTGATAGCTTAAATTCATCTTGCAAAAATAGAACAGAATTAATTCCTAGTGTCAATGATTTTGAAAGTGATCCAATAGCAGTCAAGGGAATTATCAATCTTTCAAAAGAAGGCACAAATACTAGAATTGTAACTGAAAAAGGTGTATGGAAATATAACGGTTTTTGGGAACTTGAAAGCACTTTAGATGATGCTTTTGATGCTAACTATATAGCTTTAAATCCAAATCTTGAACTTGTTGTTGGAGCCTTTAATGGTTTGTGGAAATATGGAACTTTTTGGACTAAACAAACATCATCATCAAGGCAAAACGCATATCTTTCAGGTTATTGGAACGGTGATGTATTTGAAGCATTTGCAACAAGTGATGGATTGAGTGTAAAACTTGGTACAACTAATTTCCAATCTGATTTCTTGAAACTCACAACCAATAATATAAATGGTATTTTCAAAGGCACATATATCAAGAATAGTGCCGGAACTATAAGTGAGTTTGAAAGTTTACATTCGGCTGGAGATGATGGATATTATGTAATGGGTAATGATATTCAATATTCAACATTCTCCAATTTTCTCGTACCTAGAAAGATGTTCAGTTCAGGAAATCCTGATGGTGTAAATAAATATTACAAATCCTTCCAGGCATATAGTATTCCATCTCTAACAACTAAAATATCACATGCTAATCCATTATTTATATTGACAAATGATGGAATATTAAAAGTAAGAAATTGGAAGTATTCTTATCCAGATGATGTGAACTCTTCTGACTTCTTTGTAGAAAGTAGATATTTAAGAGGGATGCATTGTTTCTCTTATGCAATCGATACTGAAGCTGCTGTGGG